TGACTCCTAGCATCACAAATACCTAGCTTAATGTAATGGGCTGCTAACTCACCTAGACTTCTTGTGCTCCTAGACATCACCTGATGCTCTTTTAGCAACTGGTGTATCTCTGAGTCCACCCAAATAGCTTGGGTAGTTGTACGTTCTGTCAACTTATTTCTTTTGTTTTTTATTGCTGTTTTCATATCTAAACTCTCCATGTTTATTCTATAATATTTTTGGGCAGTGGCAAAACTCTCCTTATAACGCTCCCTTCAAGTCTGCTGCCCCTCGATCCTTAATCCTCACCTGCTTACGTCTAACGCTTCTGGCTTCCTTAGCAGGCACTACCTTTTCAGGTGTAGCCTTATAATTAATGTAGCCCCAGTCAAGACTGTATGAGCCACAAACAGCTTTTTCATGATTGGCTATCTTTTCCATCAATGCAGTTTGTATACAGTCCTGTTCTTCTTTTAGCTCTTTAATCTCAGCATCAATGTTTTCATGCCTTGCAATCATAGCTGTAAAGTGTTCTTCCATTTCCAAAACATCCTCAGCCACTGGGATATCTTCAAACATGACATAAGCATCATCAGAAGTTTCAGGGTTAAAGTAAGTTTCTGTTTTAACTCTTTGTTGCCTATCTTCAGTAAGTATTCTTAGCTCCTCGCTAAAGGCTGGATCACGTTGATAAAAGAAGTATCTAATCTCATTGGCTGCATGACTAAAGATCACCAGCATACCCCAAGAGCAGCCAGTGATCTCAACTTGAGTCTTAAGCTGAATCCAACCACGCCAATCTTCAGGATGATCCTTTGGATAATCTTTGGTTAACTTACACTCAATGATGCCCTTGCCATTAATAGTAATGTGCTCATGGTCTGGAACATAAATACCCATCTCTGGATGATCCTTAAAAGTTAAATCATTTGCCATTGCTGTTCCATCTAAAGAACATTCAACTGGAAAAAATGGATGGGTGAAAGCTTCTGGAAATACAGTAACCACATCAGTCAGCCCCATCTTCTTAGCTGCAAATCTAATGATGCCATCTTCAAAGAAGTCTCCTAGCTCCATAGCAGTGTTCTGGTCAAACCTAACATTCTTGCCATGCTTGGCTCTGATGTGTTTTTGTAACAGTTCATTTCTAGTTCCATATGGGCTTTTGTTCATAGCCTGTGCAATCCCTGATGCTGAAGAGCCATCATCTCTAGTTAGTTTACTTACCATTTTCTATCACCTCTTTTGCTACTCTTAAAGCTTGAATCATAATTTTATAATGTGAAAAAGGAACACAGGGTATCCCAAGATTATTGAAAGGCTCGCGTCTTTTAAGATCATGCTCATAATAATAAATAATTTCATTGATTTTATTTAAAGTAATGTTCATCTCTGCTCCCCTCTGGTTAATCTAAATTCTTCTTGCTTGAAGATTCGATGGTTCTGCTGGCACTTTAATGCCAGCTTAATTTTAGCGATAAATTCCTTATGGTTGTCAGCCACAATTTTAACGCCCCCTACATTAGTAATTAATTTCTTACTCATTACGCTACCTCAATATATTTTTTTAATACTTTGCCATGTTTGCCAAGCTTAGACTGATATTCTTGAGCTTTGGCTACCTTTTCATTAAGCTCTTCCTGACCTGTTGTGCTTTTAACAGGATGTTTAGCACCTAAGTTATATCCACCCTCACATTTAAATTCAAATCTATCAAATTCTATTGTTATTTCTTTAACTTTAAACCAACCATTTTTCATATCAGCAAAAAGGTAATCTCCTACCCTTACTTTAGAGGGGTCAGTTCTTAATGACTCATGATAATATTTATGTGCAGCTTTACCCCTTCTGGTTAAAGTAATTTTAGCTCCACCACATTTAAAACATCTTCTTCCATAAAGAATATGAGAGCTATATTTACCAGTGCCACCACAACGTGTGCAAGTTTCTGTTTCCCAATTTGATTTTTTCATTTTATCTCCTATAAAAAATGAGTTAGTTCTACCAGTAAAAGCCCCAATGAAGGAGCTTGTTACTGGTGGGGTGGGTTTGGCTATGCCCAATCTGTTGAGCAGTCAGCACCACCCAGTTTGTATGGGATGCCCCAACATTCTAAGTAGGTTAATCTTTGATCAGGGTCTTGAATTTTAGAAGCAAAGGCAACAATTTCTGACCATATATCTTCATAAATATCTTCACCATATTGTTGTATAAATGCTTTTTTGCCATCAACAATCAAAAACGCTCTTAGTTCATTTCTGTGTTTTATTTCTTCTTTTGTGTATTTCATTTTATCTCCTATTTAATAATGAATAACCTATTATACAAATATTTAGATATATATGTAAACAATTATTTTAATTAATTTCAGAGATAATATTTTGCAAGTTTTTCAGAGCATCGTTGTTTTTCATATGCTCATCAGAGATGGTGATTTGGTTTTTGGTTTGTGGCAGCATGAATACCACGTTCTGATGCCCAAGAGATACCAGAGCGAATAGATCAATGCTGTTACGTTTATAGGTTCTGTCTTTAGCATGAAGCCCACGCCTAAGATCAAAACGCCAGTTCTGTCTAGTCTTTTCTATCTTGGATGCAGTTTTAACTTGGCAACGATACAGCTCAAGTTTGTATTCAAAGATGATATCTGCTGAAGCTCCATGAGGTACGACAAGGACTGTCGTGATCTCATCAACCAGAGACAAGTATGCTGCTGCTAAATATTCGCCAAAATCCCCAACAGATTTAGGGCTGGACATTAGATCATTCCTTGCAGCTTTTTAACTGTTCCGAGTTGAATATGGCACGTCTGCCTACTTGTTCTGCATATTTAGAATCAAGCAGTTCATCTCCTGCTTTTTCCCATTCTTCCATTTCCATGTAAGCTCTGGTTTTTCTAAATGACATGAATGTGTTGATGCCCATATTAAATACTAGGTCTATGCAGACGTATTGAGCAGTGATGGGTAACTTACGCCAAGTTATCCAGTGCTTGTCTAATTTCTTGATGACTGTGCTGATGTCATTGTTAAGCAGATACATGGCTTCTTCTTCTGTGATGCCATTGGTCTCAAGATTCCTACCCACGCCCACGCTGGTATATCCTGTGGGGCAAACGTAGGACTTGAGGACTAAGCCCTCAAAATCTATTAGTCTTTTTTTAATTAAATCTCTATCGAAATGTTTATCTTCTTGATGCATAAAAGCGTACATTATTTCTCCTTTTTATTACTAGCTCCAAAGTAAAAAGATATAACTGCTGTAGCTATACCTGTTAATGATCCAATGATCAGCATGACAATATCGTCAGAGCTGTCATCAATTGGAAAAGCTGTAATAAAAAAGATGTAACCCATAAAGCCAATCATTGAAAGTAAGCCCAAGACTTTAGGAGTCCAATCGTTACCAAATTTGCTTCTAGCATCTTGTATGTCTTGAGTCTCAAGAGCAAAAACATCTATGTCCATTTGTTTCATTTGCACTTCAAACTCTTGCTCTGCTGCTTTGAGTCTAATGAGTTGCTCTGGTGTTGCATCACCTAAAGCTTGCTCTATTGATCTAGGCTCTGGCTTGCAACCTAGTGCATCAGCCACCATGTTCACAGCCATGCCAGCAACAGGTGAGCCCATGCCAGCAGCAATCGTTGGCACTAAGCCACCTATCAAGCTTTTAATTTTGTTGAATTTCATTATGTGAATAGAGTCCTTAGAGTTAAGGTCAACAAACTAGCACCTATGGTTGTAAGACCACCAATCATCCACCACATCATTCTGGTGATAGATGCTTCTAGTTTGTCTAGTTGTTTGAAATTGGTTCTCCAGCGTTCAGCACATTCAGTTTCATGACGAACAAGCTCCGTATGAACTGTTGCTGCTGTTGGCTTGGAGTTAGGCATTATGATTTGAATATTTTTTTGATATCTTCTTTGTGTTGCCACATAAGAAAAACGATTGCGATTGAATTAATAATTGTAAGTAAGTCCATTATTCAGATTCCTCTGGTTGTGTATCTTCTGGTGTTTCCACCTCTAAGCTACGTTTAAATTCTTTAATTAATAAATTTTTAATTAAAGATAGTCTTGTATGATCTTCTTCTATTTGTTTTAGTTGAGGTACAACTTTATTTAGCTCTATTGCTAAAGGTAATTGATCATTGTTTAAATCAGATGCCCTGTAAGGCACATCATCAAATGTAATGATGATTGGTTCTTCGTTTTTGCTCTCTTCAGTCATAGTTTTCTCCTAATAAATAATTATGCACTTGGTGGGTTTGGAAACTCGCCTAATGGTCTAACAGGTGGTTCAGCATCATTGTATTCATACAAAGCTGCTAACTCATCGACTGTGGTACAAGCATTAATTTTGCTTTGCATATCTGCTGCTGTGCTTCTGACATCAGTTCTAAAAGTAGACCAATCAGCAGGAATGGGTGTACCAGCTTCCTGTTCTCTGACCACATACCAATCGTTAGGCTGTAATAAACCATAAGCTTGATTGATAATTACTTGATTGTGATTCCATTTAAGACCATGAGTTACATCACCAGTATCAGGATCAGTTGTATCGTCTAATGCTTTAGGTGTAGCTGTACCATAAGATGCAGTTACCACATCGTTAGCAAAGTCAAAAGATTGATTCGTGTTGATGTAATAAGATGGATTTTTAAAGTTGCTGTTATCTACAACCACTTCATAAATACCTATTGCTTCAAGTTCATCGCTAGACCAAAGCATAAAGATATTTTGCGGATAAGATACATCCCCAATGGTTATTGCTTTAGGTCTGGTGTAAACCTGAGTTACTTGATTGTTTTCTACTAATGCCCACATATTAATTCCTATTATATATTATCTTCCTGTTGTTGGTATACCACTTGAGGTGGTAAAAGGGTTCTCCGCAAATGCCATAAAAATGTATGTACCACCTGATGCGTTTATAGATGCGTTAGTGGTTCTTAGCTTAAACCCATTTGAAACAAAATCTGCCCAATCGCCTTCACTTTGTATATTACCTAAATTAAGGTTAAATCTTTCATCTATTACATTTTTTTGAATTGTTGCACCTGTAATTATATTCCAGTTCTTTGCTGAGTCTGTTCTCTTTAAAATAATCACAGCAGGTTT